TGTTATGGTGACGGGTTTGTTTACCATTTGGTTTTGTTTGCCCAGTAGGCGGCACTCATTTTGCCTTTGGAGATGTTTTTGGCGTGGCGGGCTTTGAATGATTTGCGGCGTGCCGCATGTGATGCGGATTCGCCTGCACGTTTGGGGGAGCCTTTGACGCCTTGTTGTCCGAATCGGATCGTTTTGATTTGGTCGCCTTGTTTGGCGACGACAACGTGCGATTTGGTGGGATGATTCGGGGTGCGCCTCGGCTTGTTGAAGCCGGATACTCCGGCACGCTTCAGTCGGGGGTCAGGTTTTTGCGGCATTACTTGTGTGTTTTGCCTTTCATCCATTTGCCGTTCGGCATCTTGTGATGCCAAACACCGTTGATCTTCTTGACAGCAGGCTTCGCAACCTTCTTCGCAGGTTGCTTGCCAGAACCATACTTCATGTGTCGCTCCCTGTGGTCGCTATGGTAATGGAACAACCGCCCTGTGGGGGGCGGTTGTTACTATATCACTCTATATAAAAGCCCCCAGCGTTCTAGAGAAAACCTGCGATTTCTGTGATATATCTGAACAAACGATGGGGGTATCTGTAAAACAGATGGGGCACTAGGGGGTTCTAGAACGAACCTTCCTAGGGTGATGGCTGAGAAAACACAAATGTTGGATGTCCGGCAGGAACAGTATTTGAACTGGTTGCTGGCACCTGCACATGAACGCACACCCCCAACCCAAGCCCAGTTCGCTGAGCAGTTGGGTGTTGACCCGACCACTCTCAGACGGTGGGAGAAGAAAGAATATTTCAAAAAGGAATGGGAACGTCGGGTCAACGATCTTCAAGGATCACCGGAACGCACCCAACGGCTGTTGGATGCGTTGTACGACAAAGCAATCGGCGGTGACACCAGAGCAGCCAACCTGTATCTTCAGGCAACCCACCGTCTGTTGCCACCCCCAGCGGCCACAAGCAGTAAGTCGATGGCGGACCTCAGTGATGACGAGTTGGATGCGTTGATTGCCAAAGTGGCGGAACGTGAGAAGAACAACCGTCAACTGAAAGCAATCTAGTTGTGGTCGCTATGGTATGATAGAGTGCGGTAATTGCGGAATGGAGTACCCGCCAACCGCCACAAGGTGGCGGTGCCCAGCGTGTGGCTACAAAGACACATGCTGTGATGGGGCTCCGGCGCATGGAAGATTAGAACGATCCACCTTTAGTAGTAGACCGAAACTTTCGGGAGATGATTATGTCGATTTCTAATTATGCTGAGAACAAACTGTTGGACACCATCGGCGGTGTTGCCTTTAGCGTGACCACCCCGTATGTTCAGTTGCATGTGGGTGATCCGGGTGAGGATGGGACTGCGAATGTGGCTACGGAGACGACCCGTCAGGCCGCAACGTTCGGTTCGGCTAGTTCGGGTTCGATGGCTACTACGGCGAACATTACTTGGACGAATGTGGCGGCTACGGAAACGGTGTCGCACTGGTCGGCATGGGATGCCGCCAGTGCCGGTAACTGTCTGTGGTACGGCGCTCTGACAAGTTCCGCTAGCCTTGAAGCGGGGGATACGTTCCAGATCACCAGCCTGACTTTGACGCTGGACTGAACGGATGGCTACTAACTTTCCTACCAGTCTTGACACGCTGACGAATCCGACTTCTTCGGATTCGCTCAGTTCGCCTAGCCATAGTGCGCAACATGCAAATGTGAACGATGCTGTTGAGGCCCTTCAGGCGAAGGTGGGTGCGGATTCTAGCGCTGTTGCTTCGTCGTTGGATTATAAGGTTGCCCAGTTGGAGGCGATTTCGCACGGCAAGATTTTGCAGGTTGTGTCCACCACTAAAACCGACACATTCTCGGCAAGTATCGCCGCCGGTAGTTCGTCAGCCGTCACCGGTCTGACTGTTGATATTGCGCCGTCGTCAACGTCGAACAAGGTGCTGATTCAAGTCATGTTGTCCGGTTCTACTCCCGTCGCCGACCGTGGCGGTGTGATTCTGACCCGTGGCGGTTCGGCTATCTCCGGTGCGATCGCAGACGCAGCCGGTTCCCGTGGTCAAGTGACAGGCGGTCTGTCGGACAGAGAGTACGATCCGAACACCTCAACGTTCGTGTACTTGGATTCTCCGGCTAGCACCTCAACACTCACCTACGGGGTCAGCCTGTTCTCAGTATACACCGGCACCAAGTACGTCAACCGAGGTCAGGACAACACTGACCTCACCAGCCGCTTCCGTGCCGTGTCCACCATCACCGTCATGGAGGTGTCAGGATGACCGATTACGCCGTCGTTTTGGCCGCTAATTATCCCGATGCTGAATGGACGTTGGACGGTGACACCTACGACGGTCTGACATGGCTCAGCGACACCCCAAAACCGACGCAAGCCGAGTTGGACACGGCATGGCCCGCTGTCCAACAGGCGCAGGCTGATGCTGTTGCCGCTAAGAAGGCCGCCCGTCAGTCTGCGATTGACAAGTTGGCGGCGTTGGGTTTGTCGGTCGATGAGATTTCAGCCGCATTCGGACTAGGAGATAACTGATGGCTACGAACTTTCCCACCAGTTTGGATTCGTTGACGAATCCAACCGCAACCGACACGCTTGATAGCCCGCCGCATGACACGCAACATGCGGACGCTAATGACGCTATTGAAGCGATCCAAGCGAAGGTCGGTGTTGACGGCTCTGCCGTCACCACCTCCCATGAGTATCGGATCAACTCTATTGAGGAGTTGAACACCAACGCACAGGTCGGCACCACCTACACGCTGGCGTTGACAGACGACGGCAAGGTTGTTGAGATGAACAACGCCTCAGCGAACACGCTGACCGTCCCGCCGAACTCCAGTGTTGCCTTTCCTGTCGGTGCCCAGATTCTGGTTTTGCAAACTGGTGCGGGCCAGACGACTGTGGCGGCTGGCGCTGGTGTGACGGTCAACTCTAAGGATGGGAATTTGAAGTTGTCTGCCCAGTGGTGTGCGGCCACGTTGATCAAACGTGCGACCGATAGTTGGGTGGTTGTTGGCGATTTGAGCGCCTGATGCGTATTTCTACTATTGCGGCAGTTTCTGGTTCTGGAGCGGTTTCCGTTCCTACGGAAACGTCGTTCCTTGTTATTGCTGGTGGTGGCGGTGCGGGTTATGGCGGTCAGTTGAACTGGGGGTCCGGTGGTGGTGCTGGCGGTTACCGGTCGGCGTGGAATGGCGAAACGTCTGGTGGTGGTGCCGCCGCCGAATCAACTGTTGCAATCACCGAAGGTGTGTCGTACACAGTGACGGTTGGTAGCGGTGGCGCAAGAGGTGTTTCTGGTGCTGGTAGCCCCGGCACTTCAAGCGTGTTCAGCAGTATTACTACGGTCGGTGGCGGTGGAGGTCTCCGCTACTACCCCAGTGGCGGTGCCGCCGCTCACCCCGGCGGTTCAGGTGGTGGCGCTCAGGCTGGTGACGGCCCACAGGGTGCCCGTGCTGGCGGCGCAGGAACAGCGGGTCAGGGGTACCCCGGCGGTTCCAACAACGGTTCCGGTGGGCCGGGAGGTTACTCCGGTGGCGGTGGTGGTGGTGCCGGTGGTGCTGGTGGCACCGGTAATGGTGCGGCTGGTGCTGGCGCACCATCCACGATCACCGGCTCAGATGTGACGAGAGCGAAAGGTTCCACCACGACGTTCGCCGCACCGGTCGCCCCCGACGGAGCGAACTCCGGTGGTGGTGGCTCTAATGGTAGTCCTTCAAGTGGATATGCGGGCGACTCCGGTGTCGTCATTCTCCGTTTTACTGGCATTTCGCCTACTATTGGTCCCGGTTTGACTTACAGTGAAACAAAGGTTGGGGCTGACACTGTGATTACTTTCACTGCTGGCACAGACACGATCAGTTGGTAACACAATGGCACACTACGCTTTTCTAGACGATAACAACATTGTGACCGAAGTTATTGTTGGTCGCCACGAATACGAAACCGTTGACGGCATCTCTGATTGGGAAACCTATTATGGGGAGTTGCGTGGCCAGCGCTGTGTCCGCACTTCATATAATGCTAACATTCGCAAGAACTATGCTGGGGTCGGGCACGTTTACGATGAAACCCGTGATGCTTTCATTCCACCGCAACCTTTCCCGTCATGGGTGCTGAATGAAACCACCTGCCAGTGGGATGCTCCTGTCCCCTACCCTGATGACGGTGCGGATTATGTTTGGGATGAGGATTCTTTGAGTTGGGAACTTGCACCTTGGCACCCCACTATGGTGGTAGAATGAGTGCATGTCTGCTGTCACTGTAATACCTGATTTATTTTCAGAGGAAACACACAAAGCAATCAAGCATTATGTGGTGAATTCGGTTCGGCATCAGGGTCAGCCGGACGAAGTGTTCCAGCGCACATGGAGTCACAACCCACGCCCAATTGTTTTGGCGCATAAACAACTTGTTCCGTTTGCTTCTGATCTGTTTGGTCAACCGGTGAAAGCGTCTTACTGTTTTGTGTCCAACTATTTGGATGGCGGGAAGTGTCCGCTTCATGTTGATCGCCCGCAGTGCTGGCGCACCATTGATTACCTTGTGGCGCAGGATTCTTCTGATCCGTGGACTATTCGGATTGGTGAGCCGTGGTCCGATGACCGGTTTGCCGCTGAAGGCGGCGACCGGTTCCGTGACATTGTGCCTGAAGGCACCGACCCTGATTTTGATGTTGAATGGCACGACATCAATTTGTTGCCGAACTCTGCGGTGGCTTATTCGGGAACTCACTGTTGGCATTACCGGCCCCAGCCGTCAGACGGTCGTGCTGATTTAATTTTCTTTCATTTTGTACCTGAGGATTTTGATGGACCATTGGATTGATTCGCCGCACATTGATGTTGATGTTGTCGAAAGAACACATCGTGGCGGTGGTGGTTGGCAACTGAAACGAAATCAAGAAGAATCGTGGGCATGGGCTGATGTGTTTACACCGGAAGAATGTGACAGTATTATTGAAATTGGCTGTCGTAACGGGCTGGTTGCGGCAACAACTAGAGGTTCGGACACTGACTCACGGCGAAATTCGTCGGTTGTGTTTCTGTATCCAAATTTGTCAACAGAGTGGATTTTCCAAAAATTGACAGAAGCAGTCACGACAACAAACCAGTTCTTTGGTTTTGATTTGACACACATGATGGAAGGCATCCAGTTCACGGAGTATCATGCGCCGGGACAGAACTATAATTGGCACGCAGATTGCGGACCGTTGATGGCAACCCGCAAACTGTCGTTGACCGTACAGTTGACCGATCCGAACAACTACAAGGGTGGGGAACTGGAACTGAACGCATATGGGGATGCGATTGAGATGGACAAGGTTCGTGGTAGGGCGTTTGCTTTTCCTTCGTGGACTTTGCACCGTGTGAAACCCGTTACTGAAGGCGTGCGACATTCGTTAGTTGTTTGGGTAACGGGTCCGCCTTTCAGGTAGAACGATTTGGCTATCTAGTAGGAGACCGATATGGCGCTGATCTACGACGACACCTACAGTTACGATTACCCCAGCATCACGTTTGAAGGCACGGGGCCAATCCCTAACGCCTATACGGACCCGAACATTGTTTACCGGTCCAGCACTGCCAGTTATCAGGGTGCTGTAGTTGTCCAAGCCACAGCCTCTGGCAGTGGCACCGGCTCCTCCAGCGTCACCTATACGACTGTTGATGTCTCTGCCATTTACCGTGGCTACCGGAATCACAACACCCAGTACCGTCAGTCCGATGTGTTGTATACCGGTGAGAAGGCCGCTACTGGTACCGGTTCTGGCACCTCCGGCCAGTCGGCTGTTGGGGTTGTCACGGTGTTGCGTACCGGTGTCGGCACCGGAGGTGCCACCACCGGAGATTCTGCTGACGGTCTACGGACCGCTGTGGAGACTGCTTCTGGTTCGGGTGTTGGGGCGCACACAGCCGTCGGTTTGCGTACCGCTGTGGAGATCGCTAGCGGGTCTGGTTTGGGCACCCACACGATTGTGTCTGCTAAAGCGGCGTTGCGCACCTCTGTCTCTGCCGCCACTAGCGATCAGGTTGCGTTGTCGTTCTCTACGACGTTCCGGGTGGCGACTGGTTCTGGTCAGGGTGGGACGGATGTGGCGTTGTGGAAGTTCCCCGGCGATCCGCTAGATTTGCTGGTTGTTCTGCCACCCAAGTGGTCTAGACGGAAGCCGTATACTGTACCTCAATAATCTATGGAACTAAATGAATTGTTGCTGGAACGTGAATGGCGTTCCTGCAAAGGTGGCGACAGCCCTGACGAACAAATCCAAGGGTTCTTCTATTTCTGTGAGAACTATTGGTTTATCCGGCACCCGGAACGGGGCCGGATATTATTTGAGTTACGGGAAGCCCAGCAACAGACTATTGAGGCGTGGCATACCAACCGCTACAATATTGTTTTGAAGGCCCGTCAGATCGGGTTTTCTACGTTGGCGGCGGCTTACGCTTTCTGGCTGGTGTTCTTCTGGTCCGACCGGTTTATTGTCATGCTGAGTCGGACGGAACGTGAGGCTGCCAAACTATTGCAAAAATCCAAGTATGGATATCGGTGGCTTCCGCAGTGGATGAAGGAACGTGGCCCTTCTCAGATCACGGATCACCAGTTGAAGATGGTGTTTGATAATGAGTCGGCGGTTGAGTCGTTGCCGTCATCGAATGATCCTGCCCGTGGTGAATCGGTGTATCTGGTGATTGTGGACGAGATGGCGTTCCTGCCGAACTCTGAGGAAGCGTGGGCTTCTATTGAGCCGATTGCTGATGTGGGTGGCCGTATCATCACGTTGTCTACGGCGAATGGTTCCGGCAACTTTTTTCACCAGATGTGGGTTGGTTCCCAGACTGGCACCAACCTGTTTACGGGATTGTTTTTTCCGTGGTCTGCCGGTGACCGTGACGAATCATGGTACGAGGTGAAACAACGGACGACTCCGTTGTGGCAGTTGCATCAGGAGTATCCACGTTCGCCGGAGGAAGCGTTCATCAAGTCCGGTAACCCCGTGTTTGACGTTGATGTTTTGGCGATGATTCAACCGGTTGCTCCTGCTACTGGTGATTTTATTTATGATAATGATGAGTGGCATGGCATCAAGGAGGCTGACACTGGCCCATTCAGGATGTGGCAGGAACCAGAACACGAAGGCGTGTATGTGATTGGGGCTGACGTTGCCGAAGGATTGTCGTATGGCGACTACAGTTCCGCTCATGTGATTGATGCTAACTCTGGTCTTGTGGTCGCTCACTGGCATGGGCATATCGCACCGGACTTGTTCGGTGCGTTGCTGTCAGAGTTGGGTGGCTTCTATAACAACGCCTTGCTGGGCGTTGAGAATAATAACCACGGGTTGACAACTCTGAAGGCTATTCAACGGTACGGTTATCATAATATTTATAAGCAGCGTCGTCTTGCTCAGGCAAGATCGACGCCGACAGATATTCTGGGTTGGCGGACCACAGCGACCACAAAGCCGTTGATGATTGACGAGTTGGCTGCCGCTATTAGGAATGAGGAACTTGATATTGTTTGTGACCAGACGATTGGGGAGTTGCGAACATTTGTGCGCAAGGATAATGGGCGGATGTCTGGGTCGCCCCATGATGACCGTGTGGTTTCGTTGGCTATTGCAAACCAGATGTTGAAGTATGTGTGGCTACCAGAGTATGATGCTGGTGCGCCGATTCCTACAAACAGTTTGATTTGGTGGGAACAGTTCTTGATGACGGAAGAATCCCCCGGTAAAGTGGCGTTGGGGGCGTACAATGTGCGGAATTCGTCCAATATTCGTTAGATTAGAACGGACGGTACATTTGTAATGGGTACTTTGATTTGCGATAATTGTGGTCGGACGTTTACGTTTGATGTTGTTCCACGCAGAGGTGCGATTTGTTTCGGATGTCATGTGAAGTCGGTGAATCTTGGATTTACTTACGGTAGGGATAACTTTCATGGTCCGACGTTGCGGGAACGTGAACGAGATATTTTGGGCAAGGCCGAGGCGAACGGCGTGGTGCCGGAACGGGTGAATTGATATGTCGTTGATTGATGTTGCGGTGCTGGTTGAAGGTGTCGGTAACGCTTTGGCGTTGGCGATAATCCTTGGCCGTGTGTTGCCGGTGTTGATTCGGGAACGGGTTGACGAGTTGACTCCAGTGTTCAGCGTGCTGGCTGTTTGGTTTGCGTCGAACGTGTGTTACGCTATGTTTTATGCGAACCGGCATAAAGGCTGGTTCGGCAGTTTTGGTTACGACACGGTGTGGGATTCGATTGTTGAGGGTGCCCAGCGTGGTTCGATGTACGGTTTGCCAATTGTGATTCTGTTGGCTTCTTACCGTCTGATCAGAGGAGGTCGTGATGACTGATGCTGGTGGTGCTGTTTTGTTGTTCTCTACTGCGGCTGTGCTGGTGATGGTTGCGTTGGCTACGCCAACCGCAAACCGTCAGGGCCGGTGGGCTTTCTTTTCGATGTTGATGCTGATTGGTTCGGTGTTGGCGGTCGGATGCATCTATTTGGCGTTCGCTGTCAGCGTGGATGCCGGTGTGCTGTTTCGCCCGTATTTGAAGATTGCGGCTGGGGTGTTCGCTGGTTTGTGGGCGACCGGTGTGACTGCCGCCCACGGCTGGCGACCACGCTAATGGACGGGTGAAATATGGAAGGTACGTCGCTGGCGAATCTGATTGCGGACATTGGTGCCGCCGCCAGTTTCGGCATCGCATCATTCATGCTGTTGAGAAATGTTCTCAGGGAAGGTGTTGAGGAACGCAAAGAATGGATGCGGTTTTTGCAGAACAACAGTGATCGCAATTTGAGTGCGATCAAACATTTGGAAGAAGCGTTGACTGAACTTCGTTTAGTCCTGAAAGAAAGAAACAACAATGGGAATTGATATGTTCAAGAAGGATATTGTTGAGCGGTCGGTCGCAACCTTCGCTCAGGCGTTTCTGTCTGTGTTCGTTGTCACCGATCTGTCCACCGCCAAGGCGGCGTGGACGGCGGGTGTTGCCGCCGTCCTTGCTGTTGTGAAGTCTGCCGCCAAGGCACGACTGTCTAAGGATGCGTGATGGCACGCCCATCTAATTCGGAGATACTGGCCAAGTATCGGAAGAAGATCACCCAGTCTAAGCGTTGGCGGCGTGAAGAATCATATGATGATACTTGGCGACGGCTGGTTGACTTGTACCGTGGCAAGCATTACGAACATTATGCCGAGGAAGATCGCATCCTTGTAAACCTTGCGTTCTCCACGGTAAACGTGATTGCCCCGTCAATTGCTGTCAACTATCCGAAGATCACGGTCAACGCTGTTGACCCTGATAAAGCGCCTCAGGCTGTTATTGCTGAAGCGGTTGTGAACTATTGGTGGCGCAACCGTAACTTCAAAGAGCATTTCCAGCGGGCGGTAAAAGACTTTCTTGTTGTCGGCCACGGCTGGCTGAAGGTTGGTTACCGGTATGTGGAGGAGGAGCGTGTTGGCGACTTTGAGGATATTTCGGATGCTGATGTTGAGGAGAATGTCGCTAGTACGACGTTGGTGGTTACGAAAGATGAGCCGTTTGTAGAGCGCATTTCGCCGTTCGATGTGTTCATCGATCCGGATGCTACCGGCATGGACGATGCCAAATGGATTTGTCATCGTGTACGCCGCACAATCAACGATGTCCGCACCGATAAGCGTTACGCTAGGAATGCCCGTGAAGATGTCCCTGCGGTGTCATACGCCCGTTACACGGATGATCCGTCGTCCCGTAAGATTCATGACAAGGACGAAGGTTATGCGGATGTGTACGAGTTTTACGACCTGAAGAACAACACGGTTTCTGTGTTCGCTGACGGTGGCGAATCATTTTTGATCAAGCCGAAGAAGCAGCCGTATTCGTTCGGTCATCCGTTTGTGATGATCCGGAACTATGATGTTCCGGATTGCTTCTATCCGATCGGTGATTTGGAAGCGATTGAGCCGATGCAACGGGAGTTGAATGAAACCCGCACCCAGATGATGAATCATCGTAAGCGGTATGCACGCAAATATTTGTATCGTGAAACGAACTTTGATTCAAACGGTCGTGCAGCGTTGGAGTCCGACGAGGACAACGTGATGGTGCCGGTTCAGGGCGACATGCCGTTGGCTGATGCGGTTGCCCCGTTCCCTGCGCTAATCAACCCGCCAGAGTTTTATAACCAGTCGGAGTTGATTCGCACTGATATTGAGTTGATTTCTGGTGTCACAGAGTTTATGCGTGGCGGCGTATCGGAGATTCGCCGCACCGCCACCGAAGCCGCACTCATTCAGGATGCTCAGAATGCTAGGACTGCCGACAAGTTGGCGGTGATTGAAACCGCTATTGCGAAGTTGGGGCGTCGTGTCATGCAGTTGGCTCAGCAGTTTATGACTGGTGAGCAGGTGGCACGGATCACCGCCAAGGACGGTGAGCCGATGTGGGTCACGTTTGATCGTGACTATATTGCCGGTGAGTTTGACTTTGAGGTGGCGGCTGGGTCTACCCAGCCGACCAACGAAGCGTATCGCCGTCAGTCTGCCATGCAGATGGTTGACGCTATGGCACCGTTTGTTTCTGCCGGTGTGGTGGATGTGCAGAAGTTGGCTGCCTATGTGTTGCAGTACGGGTTCGGTGTGAAGAATCCGGAGATGTTCTTGTCGGAACCGGAGCAGCCACAGGAAGCGCCGCTTCCGGCTGAACCTCCGATGCCGATGGGACCGGCCCCGATGGGGCCGGGACAACCGCCAGTTGACCCTATGTTGTTGGCGGCTTTGGCGGCAGGACCGCCCCCCGTGGGGGCTGTCCCGCCGATTGTGGGCTGATTTTTAGAACGCCCTAAACATATAGTAGAGCAACCTTATTGGACTCTAGAAGGAGACAGTTTTGTCTGAAATTGAAACTACTGAAGTTGGTCCCGAATCGGTCGGGGAAACCACCGGAGTAGAAACAGGAGAGGTTGAAGCCCCGTCCTACGAGTATGTTGACACTGATGCTTTCGACGGAAAGTATGTCAAGGTCAAGGTTGATGGTGAGGAACTGGATGTGCCTTTCAATGAGGCGCTTCAGGGATATCAACGTCAGGCTGATTACACTCGTAAGACTCAGGAGTTGGCCTCTCAGCGGGAACAGTTCCAGTTTGCACAGACTTTGCAGCAGGCTCTTGAATCTGATCCGCAGGGCACTTTGCAGGTGTTGTCCCGTCATTACGGGGTAGCAGCAGCCGAGCAGATGGTTGCGGATGCGCAGCCCGAAACCCCACAGTTCGATGATCCTTTGGAGCAGCGGGTGTGGGAAGCCGAGCAGCGTTTACAGCAGTATGAGCAGGATCGTGCTAATGAGCAGTTGCAGCAGGAAATTTCCCGTTTGCAATCCACATACGAAGATTTCAACCCGCAAGAAGTTGTGTCCGCTGCATTGAAGATGGGCACCACTGATCTGGAGGCTGTCTATAAGCAGACGGCTTATGATCGGTTGCTTCAGCAGGTTCGCACCCAACAGGAAGCCCAGCAGGTTTTGGCTGACCAGAACCAGCAGGTGGTGGACGCCAAGCGTGATGCGGCGTTCATTGAGGGCGGAGCGTCGGCTAACGGACCTAGTGATCAGCCTGTGGGTAAGATCGGTTCCATTCATGATGCTTGGTCTTTGGCCAAGCAGCAAATGGGTATGTGATCATTACACATCTTTCTACCTAGAATTGAGGTAACATCATGGCTGGAAACACCAGTTTTGACTCGTTGCTGTCAACTACTCTGGCCAACTATCGGGATCAGATGACAGACAACATTTTTACTGCCCGACCCCTGACGAACTATCTGATGGACAAGGGCCGTATCCGTATGCTGGACGGCGGCACGAAGATCGTGGAGCCGTTGGTTTACGGGCTGAACGGCACTGTCGGTTCGTACTCCGGTTACGACACGATCTCCCTGACCGCTCAGGAAGGCATGTCCGCCGCCGAGTACGACTGGAAGCAGTACGCCGCCAGCATTGCCATCTCCGGTATTGAGGAGGCCAAGAACAACGGCGAAGCCGCCATCATCAATCTTCTGGAGGCCAAGATCATGCAGGCCGAGGAGTCGATGCGTGAGGGCTTCAACCAGATGTTCTTCGCTGACGGCACCGGCAACTCCGCTAAGGACTGGAACGGCCTTGGCAACATTGTTGAGGCCAGTGGTACTGTCGGTGGCATCAACCGTGCGACCGCCGGTAACGAGTTCTGGCAGTCGTACGAGGAGAACACCGCTGGTGCGCTCACCTTGGCTGACATGGCTACCGCTTACAACAGCGTTTCGGTTGGTAACGACCATCCGGACATGGTGCTGACCACTCAGACTCTCTTTGAGAAGTATGAGTCGCTGCTCCAGCCGCAGTTGCGGTACACCGATGCCAAGACCGCTGACGCTGGGTTCCAGAACCTGTTGTTCAAGTCGGCTCCGGTCACCTACGATGTGCACTGCACCGCCGGTGTCATGTACTTCCTGAACAGCAAGTACCTGACCTTGGTGGGTCACTCCGGCAAGTGGTTTGAGCAGACCGATTTCGTGCGTCCTGAGAATCTGGATGCCCGTTACGCTCTGATCATGTGCTACGGCAACCTTACTTGCCGTAACGCCGCTAAGCAGGGTAAGTTGACGGCTCGTACTGCCTGATCAACATAATCCGATGATTATTGGGGGAGGGGGCTGCGGCCCTCTCCCCCTAATCATTTATACTAGAACGTAATCGCTATATATGATGAGCGATATTCAAGCAGTTCCCGCCTACAGTTTGTACGGACAACCGGCTAATGCGGCACGGTTGGCACATATGGACGGTGCCCGCCTTGCGGCACCGTCCGCACCATATTTGGGTCGGGGCAACAAATGTACGGCTAACGATGACACTTGTGAAGGGATGCGTGCCAAAGGCACCGCATTCTGTATGGGTCATTTGAGGTCGATTCAGAAGAAGGGTGGTGTTGTCGATGGCGATGAGCAGGTTGACTCTAACGCAGATTCGTGACAACGCCAGAGCGATCACAGAAACAGAGTCCGATGATGTGTCGGATGCTTTGTTGAATTTGTATATTCAGGACGGCTATAACCGTATTATTGATTTGGAGCGCCGTTGGCCTCATTTGGAGGTGTCGTTCCAGTTTGACACGGCAAATGGTCAGCGTTCGTATACAGTGAATAATTACACGAATCATGATATTCGTGAAGTGGTGTCTTTGGTCGATAATGTGAATGTTCGGCTGGAGTGGATTTCGTATGATATGGCGGAGGACTATTATATTGGGGCTGCTGATGCTCCGGGCCGTCCGATGTTTGTGGCGTTTTGGGCAGGCCAGTTGCATTTGTTCCCGCAGCCGTCGGGTGTTTATACTTTGAAGGCCCGTGCCTATAGGAATCCGACGGATTGGGTGACTGCTGGGGGGACGGTGGATGGGCCTGATGGGTTTGATTTGCCGTTGGTGTATTATGCGGTGTCGCATATCTATCGGGCGCAGGAAGCGCCGCAGATGGCGGCAGAGTATGAGCGTGCGTTCAATGATGGTGTGGCGTTTTTGCGTCGGGACATTATGAAGCCCGAATCGTATTCACCTGTGATGCTTTCGTCTGGTGGACGGAAGCATCGTTGGGGTTCGCTGGAATACTGATATGCGTGCATTCGCTGTTGAGGATTTTGCTGGTGGTTTGAATCTTCGGGCTGATGTATTCAATTTGGCGTCCAATGAGTCGCCTGACTTGTTGAATGTGGACATTGACCCACGGGGCGGCGTGTTTCAACGTCGTGGGTTGCAACGGTGGGGCACCGGGAATGTTGCCGGTATCCTGCCCCAGAACTGGGGCGGGTCGGACAAGTTGTTTTTCTGGGAGTCTGACACTCCTCAGGTGTTGTTGTCTGGTAATGGCACGGTGTACTATTCGGATGACGGAACGTTTGTGGACACAACGATCAGCACTGCTTCTAGTGCGTTTGGTGCTGGGTTTGCGGGCTGGTCGGATGGTTCGGACAATGTGGTGTATGTTGCATGTGGCTGTCCGACCAATGCTCACAAGTGGGACGGTGCGGCTAAGACTAGTTTGACTGCTAGTGGGGCCGGTAACTGGCAGGATGATTTGCTGTCTCCGACTACTGGCTATATGCCGTCATCTCATCATGTTGCTTTTCACATTGATAGGAATTGGGTGGCGTATACCGGTGAGGACGGTGTGTCATATCCGGATCGTGTCCGGTTTTCTCATCCGTTGTTCCCTGAGTCGTGGCGTGAGGACGACTACATTGATGTGGTTGGTGGGGGTCGTGGCATTACGGCTTTGGTGTCGTTCAATGGGCATATTGTCGTGTTCAAAGAACACGCCATATATGCCATCTACGGTTATAGCGATGAAACTTTCCAAGTTGTGACTGTTACGGAGGACATTGGTTGTGTCGGGCCGAATGCTATAGCGGCCACAGAAACGGGATTGTTCTTCTTTGATGGGCAGAACGGTTTGTTTGCTTATAACGGTCGGACTGTTGATTATATGTTTGATCAGTTGCGCCCGTTGTTTGATGTCAACGAGTTCAACGATGCTGCTTTGTCGTCGGTTCGTGTGTCCGCTGTGGGTCGCAAGGTGTATGTGTCGTTGCCGACTGGTGTGTCCACCAGTACGGAAACGTATGGGATGATTGGTGTCAATTATCGTGACACCGGCATTTTGTATGCCGGTGGCGGTCTGACGTATGACGCTATTGGTGTGACGTATGATGATAATGATGTCAAGTGGGATGGGGCCACACAGTCTACTGATGTCACTTCGACGTATGTGTGGGATTCTACGTTGGGTAAGGATGGTGCTTGGACTAAATATCAGATTGCTGATGGGTTTGGTTTGGGGTCTGGCACGTTCTTTGTTGATGCGGACAACAACTCCAAAGAGTTGTTTGTTCATCCGGCTAAGCCGCAGGTTTTCTATTTTGATCGGACGTTGTATGCGGATAATGTGTTGGGTTATTCCAGTCCGTTTACGTCGTTTTATGTTACGTCTTGGTTGGATGCCGGGTCGGCGCATACGAAGAAGTTTTGGCGGCGTCCTGAGTTTGTGTTGAACCGTGAGTATTCAGCGTATGATTTGAATGTTTCGGTGTACCGTGATTGGGATTCGTTGACGTTGAAACGACAGTTTGCTGTCCCTGCCGAGGGGTTTAC